CTCCTACCAATCCCACAGTAGATCTGTGGATCCCATACCTGAAATACGACTTGCTGCCACTGTTAAAGAACGAGATGAGTCATCATCTTCATCCTGACGCTGTAGAACTAGAACAATGTCTGAGTCCTGCAAGAACGATGAGGTGTAGCCGATAGAATCTGCCGTTACCTTTCCGCCACGCATCTTAGAGCGAAGAGTCTGGGTGCTAACCACAACAGGAATGTTGTAGCGCTGTGCCACACGCTTCATAGAACGAGTAAGACTGCGAAGAGAACGCTCTGATTCTGTTTCGCCGGTTTCCTCATCAAACATAAGATACATACCGTCAACGAACAAAATGTCCGGCTCGTACTTCTCTACCTTTGCACAAAGACCTGTGATAGTTCTAGAGGCTACCGTGTCCGGCATCCAGAAATCATCACGAGCAATACCTAGGTGATCGAGATAACGCTTTTCTTCATCGGATTTAAGAGCTCCCATTATTAAACGCTGGTGTGAGATGTGTGAACGCATTGCATCGTAACGAGTCTTCATCTCACGAGCAGTCATTTCAAAAGACTGGAACATGACACGTTGGTTCTCATCCTGAGCTTTGATAGCCATCTGCATTGCAAGCACTGACTTACCAGTCTTAGGAGGTGCCGCGATTGTCCACAGCTGTTGCTTCATAACTCCTGAAGTAATCTTGTCAATGGTGTTAAAGCCAGTAGACAAACCAAGCAAGCCGTTAGGACGTGTCTTGATAGACATGTACTCATCATAACGCTGCATAGGATCGTCGCTGAGGTTCTCGTCGAGAGACTCACGAACTCCGTCGTTCATCAAGACTTGAGCTGCCTGAACCATGGTCTGTAGAGCGGCATTGTGGTCTTGCTGAGCCACGGCCTGCTGAGCATCTAGAAGCGCATCAATAGTCTTCTGACGCTTGCGGTACTCAATAAGCTGGTCTAGAAGGTAGTCGATATTGTCTTCTACCGCATGCAGAGTATAGGTAGGGAAGTTGTCCTTGAAAGTTACGGCAGTAGGAACCTCGCCGTACTTCTCATTGTGCTTGACAATAAACTTCCACACCTGACGGTTGAGGTCGTTAAAGAACCAATCCTCTTGAACGCCGCACTCAATTAAAGGCTTTATATTTCTATCTCGTATAGCCTTGGATAGCAAACGCTCTTCGTTATTTGCCGCCATTTGTTGCCCCCTGTTCTAAATACCAATGACCGTATCGTAGCCCACGATCCGGGATATCAATAACGTGCTTTACTTCTGGACGATAGGGCAGTTCAGCTACAAGATCTGCCACTACGTTGTACGCCTTAGCGTAGTTAAATGGGTTGGTGCCAAGATTATCTAAATCCTCTAGCACCCTATCCATGCTGCTCTGAGGCATCTCAAAGCCAACCAGCTCTAGCACGTACTCATAGTTATCTCTGAATCTCCAGAAATGAGATAGCGCTTGCCGATTGTACGTGGTTTCTATATAAGGAACCGATATGCCAAGCACCTTGTTAACCTTAGGCTCTCTAACAAGTAAACAGTCTAAAGTAACCAATACCCGCATAGGGATCTCATTTGATATGTCGCCGCCGCGCATAACTTACAACGCTTCGATCTTGCCGTAGCTAATCAATAGGTTTCTAAACGCTACAGGATCTTCGCTAGCCATGATGCTAGTGTCCCTATCTACGCGGTTAGAGATTTCTACAGGATAGATGCCACCGTTCTTATCCATACGTGTTTGTACAAAACGCGCATGCTTACATGTAGCACGAGTTTCAAAACCCGGACAGTTGCAACGCAACTTATGTGAAAGGTTATTGACATGCACTTCATGAACCCCTGTGTCAGATAAAAAGATCTGAGTGATCATCCAGTTCAAGGTTTTCTCTTTCATTTGCGGCGGTCCCCACTCTCTGATTCTACAACAACTGATACGAACGCTTCATGGGCAAAACTTTCCATAGCTTCACCATACGTACTTCTCCATTTTGTGATAGGTACGTTTGTAGTTACGATTGTTGGTAAGCCTGCATTGAAGCGTGAACGTAACAACGCATCAAATACATTCTCTGACCAACCGTTTTGAGTTCTGTACTCTTTGCCTAAATCATCTAAGACAAAAAGCGGAATGGAGTACTTTGCATCTCCGTAGATCTGATCCATCAGCTCCTTGGTCTCCTTGTCACCCCACGACTCTTTCTCTAGGCGGAGGAACTTTGGATAGTCCAAGAAGATCCCCGCTACGCTGGAAGAAAAGGGCATGGTCCTAATAAGGCTTTGAAGGGCCACAGAAGCCATTGTAGTCTTGCCGTGACCTGGTTCCCCTACCAATAGGAGTCCAAGGCCGCTAGAGGGGCTTCCAGGGCTTTTAATGACCATTCCAGACTGGACTGTACTGACCCAACTTTCGGCCACGGTCTTGGCCTTGGAATCGTCCAGGTCTGAGAACTCCATACCCAAGGTCTTTATAGGTACCTGAGCACGGACTAGAGCGTGCCTAACTGTAGGCGACTCTTTGGTGACATCGTACATTACTTACCCCCTCCTAGTAGTTTGAGCATCTTAGCCTGATGAGCCAGAAAGGCTTCATCTTCGTAGACAACCTTTTCCTCTGTAAGCTTCTTGCCTTCTACGCTCTGATAGAAACCAATGAACCTACGCCACAGAGGAGCTCCGATGCCTGCGTCGTTTAGATTGCGAGGATCATCAAAGAACATTCTGATTGCCGCTAGCATGTGAGTTCTAGTAGCGCCCTTCTTAATCATCTGATTAATCCAGATAGCTAACTGCTGTGTGTTCAACTGCATCGTAAGTTCACCCGCGGTGCTGTCGTTAAGCAGCGAGGCAAACTCTGAGACTAGGTCCTTTGTATTCCAGTCTTCCTCAGGCTTATTCCTGCGATGCTCTAGTGGAGCTGTGGTGAACCCCTTGCCTGCGTACTTAGCCTTACGCATAGCGGCCTTGTCTTCAATCTTGCCTACGGCTCCAGTAGCCTCTTCCGCCTCACGCATAATCTTAACCCTACGCATTTGAGACTTACTGTGGAACTCACCGTCAGCGGTTTCTTCTCCATCAAGATCCCACGGCATTTCAACTCCTTTCTCAGTCGAGGATGAAATCCTCGATATAGTAGAACTACGTAGTAGTTCTACTATAGGATATATATCTGTAGTATTACTATTAATAGTTGATTGACTATAGACAGACAAGAGCCCTGAAAATCCGTTGTCGGTCTGACCAGGGCTTTTACCATTTTCCTGCGTAAAAGCAGGTTTTTCACCGAGTACTGAAAATCCGGTGTCGGTGCCCAACATTTTTCTAGTCGCTTCTGTAAATTTTATATAGCTGCTCCACTTACCGTTGACTTGTTCTCGGGTAGTGATGACATAGCCTGCCTTACGAAGTTCGTTTATGGCAGCCTGAATAGCGTCACGCCCCTCAGGCATGACGGCAGACATTTCATCGGCTGATACTGGACGACCCAGTTCAGCATAGTACGCAAAGATTCCCTTAGCCCGTGCAGACAGGTAAGGGTTCGAATACGGTGATCTCATATTGCCCCCTCTTTAAATAGTCTACCTCGGCGGTATGCGGTTTGGCAAATTCCCCTTAGGCAGTCCCGTAAAGATCTTTTCTACAAGCAAAGACAATGTAAGCCCTATGAAGGTAGATGCAAGTATGTACGGGAATAGAAACCTCAATCTTACGATGAGGGTTAGACAAAATATAACGCTGAGTACAATAGCTAATAACCCCCGCCATTTACCAACAGAGATTAAGAATGCCTCAACAGCAGATAGTATGCAAGCTGTTGCCAGTGCCGAAATTAATATAGTGTCCATATAAAGACTCTACCACAGACTACTGGCGGAACACAACTCGGTCAATATCAAAGGTTTGACCTGAAGCAAAAGAGGTAGGAGCGCAGGTTACAGTTACGATTGCGTAAGCAGATCCTACGATACTTCCTACCGGATGTGTAACAGACATAAAGCCCCAACGAGTAGTCAAGGTAATGCTGCTGCTAGTTGTGCCTGTATAGATAACGTTGTTGTTAGCGTCGTAGAACACGGTGGTAAAAGTGTAGGTTCCAGCGCTACCTGTTTCAGGGCGGATAGCTACAGAGCTGTAGAAGCTTGCATTAGGTGTGATGTAGATTTTACCTGTGCTGATTCCAAAGTTAGCTGTTCCGTTAACAGTAGTTACCTTGCAGTACCCTTGACCGTGCGAAGTGTTGTCTCCAAATACAGAGCCTCGGTTCACAGACCGGGATAGAGTTGCGTTGTTACCTACCCAGTAGCCAAGATCCTTCTCAAAGGATGCAGAAGGAATAAGTGACTCAGTAAGTTCCTGGTAACCTGTATCTCCAATACCTGTCTTAATTGCTGTAGTAGATCCCATAGGAGCAACAAGTGGGAGGGTAGCCTTCAAACGGTTTGTCTTAAGGTTGTAGTTGTAGAGGTAGTTTCCCTTTCCTCCACCAGCGGCCTCACCTTGGTAAGCATAGATGTATTTACCTGATGTAAGCGGGTTGTTTAGAGCCACAATAGATGTACCACTAGAAGATACAAATGGGCTAACCCTACGGCCATACTCTGCTTGAGCACCATCAATATGGAAGTATGTTCCGTTGTTTGATGACACTGTAAATGTAGCGCTTGTTTGACCGGCAATTAAATGGGTGGTTACAGCAACTCTTGTCCATACTCCAGCGTTAGCAGCAGAAACTATGAACGTGGCGGTTCCAGAACTGTTAGGGCCAGTAAGAGTGTAGGTTCCTGCGGGTCCTCGAACGTAAGCAGAGAAGGTAAAGTCTTCTCCACCAAGCGCTGCCCAAGGAAGATACGCAACAGCTGCCACAGATTGTGTAGTTCCATAAGCTACCTTAAGGAAGTATGTTCCATCATAGGCAGTTGTATAACCGTTGTCAGAAGATACCCTACTAATTGTGGTTCCTGTTATAGCAGACCAATCAGTAGTGTTGGTTTCAAGCGATGGGTTAGACATGTAGTTAAACATGTTTTTAGTTTCCCAGCGGCAATTGTTAATGTTGTAATATGTCTGGCTATTAGGGTTGGTAGGATCAATTCCACCAGAGCCTGAGAAGTATCGGCTAGGGGTTAATGACTCCTCTAACAATGCCCCATCTAACCAGAACTTTGTTCCAACAGAGGCACCTGCAAATGAGATGGTTACCTTAGCTAAAGGCCATCCCGAGTCTTTTGTATAAGGCGGCACTACTGCTGTTACATAGATCTGTTGAGTCGCTGTAGTAGATAATGTGAGAGCCGATGATGTAGCTGAGTAAACGGTAGTAGGGTAGTAACGACCGTTACTATCAGAGAGTACGGTAGCCTGGGTTGTAGTATTAGCTTGGCTAGAGAATTCAATCATGACAGTAGCGTTCAAAGCGGCACTGCCCATAACATATCCGCTAAAGGTAACAGTACTTCCCGGATCAACAGCATTCCAGTCAGATACAAAAGAGGCTGTTCCAGATACCGTAGAGGTTAATAGTGCGGCAGAGGTTCCGTGCACTACCGCGGCGGAAGTTCCACTATCAATGCTAAGAGTTCCGTTATACCCCGACCAACCGGTAAGTCCGTATTCAAAGTCTGGGTTAGACATGTAGTTTTCTTTTTGCCCGCGAACGTTTACACGAACACGTCGAGCATCTTCATACTCAAAGCTCTTTGTGTACTCCGCTAATTGGAAGTAATCAAATAGGTAGCTGCTAGAAGATGAAGAGCTTGGTGTGACAGTGATAATGATGGTGGCAAAGAAAGCGTTAACCGGAGCGAGCTGACCGTTTCTACCTGAGTCAGACTTGCTAGTAAACTCTTGCCACGAGGTGGTGGTAGTTGTAGCGGTAGGCGCAGAGGTTGTTGAAATAGTGTTGTAGAAGCGATCTTTCCATGTAATAGTTGTGGAAACTGTGGCGGCATTGTTTAGGTGCTCAACCCACCCACTAAATACATATCGCGTATTGCCCGTAATAGGAACAGGAACAGATCCGGTTATAGTTACAGGTGTAGTAGAAGTTGTTGTTAGCTTGCCATAACCCACTTGTCTAGGCAAGTTTGTAAGATCATAGAGAACTCCGGTAGGAGGCTGTGGGGTTGTTGGGGCCGTAGGATATGCTGCTGAAACCCATGTACCAGAAGAAGCTGTCCAGGTTCCCACACTTTCTTCAAAAGAAGAATCGTTATAGTCTAGAAGCAGGTTGTGACCAATAGTTACTTGATTGTTCCAGTGAGTAAGTCCGTTGGTATAGATGTTGATACCGGCGGCAGTGCCTCGATACTTACCGATATAGTAACCCAAGGAAGTTAGGCTACGGTTGTAGCTGTCACCCAAAGAAATTTCATAGTTAAAACCAAAGTCGGTTACTCTTTTATTTGCAATAGCTATTGGGATATAGTTGTTGTCAGAAACTCTAGTAAGAAGATTTGTTTCTGCCCTGAACATATCATATACAAGAGAAAAAGCATAAAGAGTTTGCTCTAAACTATTATCACTGTTTGCTTCACCTTCAGCATCACCTGCAACGCCGTTATCGTTCAACCATGCTCTAGGCACCCAAGAAGAAAGTCTTGCAAGTGTATCTGTTTGACCTAACAAAATTACTCTGCTAGAACCACAGTTAATCCACACGCCGGTTCCACCGCTTGAGACTGTCCCTGTAAATACCCAAAGAGTATAGGTTACTTCTTTTCCAATGTTTACATAGTCAATATCTGTAGCGGTTAACTGGAAGGAAGCAGACGACCCACCATAGACACCGCCTGTAACATATACAGCATCTTCAGGATTATCAACTACTCCAACATAGCTTTTAGTAATCTTCCAGTACCAGCTGCTTCCCACAGTGCCGTCAGCAGGGTCGGTAGTAAATCTGGACCATGATAGGTTTACAGTGTTGTAGTCATATGAAAATGCAGTTAGCCCAGAGTTATAGTAGACGTTTACCGAAGTAGTTTCGCCGTACTTAAACCCAGAACCATATCTACTGGTACCGTACTTAGTCATTTATTACTCCTTAGATGCCACCAGTAGCAGTGATAATCAACGCGTTATTTGTTAAGAATGGGATTTGATTTGCGGCCAGTGTAATATCCGCAGCAGTTGAACCGTTGTTTATATTTAACTGGGTTACGCTTACATTTGTAATAGCTGGAGAAGCTTTATACACAGTATTGATTACAGATGCCAACGTAACAGCGTCCCCAAATACGTTATTATCATAGTAGAACAAGCCGCCAGCACCAAGCATAGCCTGATATACAGCAAGCTTAGCATCAGCATTCTTATACGTAGATTGAACTGTAACAGTCAGGCTTAGGTATACTGGAACATATACAGGAGGCAATACCGTCAAGCTAACGCCCGCTGGAATCTTATCTGACATGTACTGAGTTACTGCAGGAGTCAAGGTGCCGGTAAAGTTAGCGGTAGGTGTAAGATCTACCACATATCCGCCATTAGTATTTGTATTGTTACCGGCAGCTAAGGCGTTAGTGATGGTAAATGAGGTTGTTGTAGGAACGGTAGCAATTGTGGCGTTGCTTAGGTTGTAACCTACTGGAGTAAGACCGGAGATGTTTACACTGTCACCAACCGCAAATCCATGAGCTGAGGTTGTTGTATATGTGATTGTAGTTCCGGTGCTAACTGCAGCAGAGGTTGTAGACACTAATGTGGCCTGAGGATAACCCGGAGTAGCTGAGTTATCGTTTTGTGGCTGAATGTATAAATTAACCGCTGAGTAAACAGATGCGGTAGCTTTTGCTTTTCCTACTTGTGGAGTCATCAATGCTAGGTTTGCATAGTCAGCTAAAGTCACAGCACGTCCTCTAGTAAACAGGGCGGCCTTAATCTTGGCACGTAGTTGAGACATGTTGTCAGGATCGGCTCCTCCCGTAGCAGGAAGAGAGTTGCTAACAGAAAGATAGGTAACCACTTGTGGGTCCAGGTTTCCTGGAACAAATGTCAATTCAGTGATGGAGTTAGACTTAATGTTTCCTGCAACTCCTACGCTTACTCGGTATGTTGCACTGATAAGCTGGCCGTTGGCTGGGATAGCTCCGTTTACACCGTCACCAAAAACAATGTTGGTAGTTCCATCTTCATTCTTTGATGTGGTAAACACAGAGTCGGTGCTTCCCCATTCAAGAAGAGAGTCCACATATGACCATTGAGTAAACGCCGCACTCTGACCTACATAGGCAATCAAAGAACTATCAATGATGTTAGGGTCTAAGACGGTGTATGACTGGTTAGTAGTTCCATCAGAGTTGCCCAGGTTAACGGGCAAAGCCTTGTTATAGGTGCTGTCAATAAGGTCAGGGCGATCCGTATTAACTGTCTTGCCTTCAAGAGCTGCCAAGGTAGTTGAGGCACCGGCTGCAAGGCCTGTATAAGACTGTGTGGTCTCAAAGTAAACCTGGGTATATGGGCCGTATGATAGTGGGGCCATCACCTGGGTTCCAACTGGGATGTCAATAGAGTTAACGCTGTTGTTGGTAAAGGTTACGCTGATAGACGCAGGCGTTGGACCGGATGGTTTATAGTCAACAAGGTTTGCAAAGTTAAGAAGGGTATTGGTTTGGACTGCAGTATCTACTGTGGTCTCATTTGCAACCCTATCAATATAGTGAGACATGATGTCTCCCATGTATGAGAATGCTTCTACCAAAACGTTACCCAAATCAGAGTAGTCTGTAGGGTCCCAGGTGTAACCTGAGGTGGTAGTCCTAGCGCCAATAAGGGCAATAAGATCTGTTTTAAGAGAGTCAAAATCTCTAGAGGTATAGTCGATTGAGTATGTCATTCTTATCCCTTTATGGTTCCGTCAGTAGATAGTGTTGCTAAGTTAATAGGTAAAGAAGCCGTAGTGTTGTCTGGAAGTATAAGGTTAACCTTTACGCTTTCTACGCCAGAATTATTATCAAAGATAAATTCAACACTGCTTACTTTTATTTGGGGCAGCCATACAGCCACAGAGCTTCTTATAGCGGACTCGATAGCAACCCTGGCGTTACCATCATGTTCAAAAAAGGATTTGCTCCAGTCGACCCCGTAAGAGGGAAGCATAGGGCGTTGACCAATATTTGTAGACAAAAGAGTAAGCGCTCTGTCTAAGTATATCTTAGCACTATCGGTAGTTGTAGCTACAACTCCAGACGGGCTATAGGTATATGGCCATGAAATAGCGACTTGTGTAGTCATCCTTGGACTCCCATCCATACAGGTTTGTCAGGATCCCCACCAATAAACATAACCCAAATAAGCTGGCCTATGGCTGGGACGGTTCTATGAAAAGTGTGCTCGGGGGTAGTAGGGTTGACCATATCGCTGCTTACAGTGCCGGTCTGACTAGGAGCAGTAGTGCCGTTAGCATACTTGCTGGCTTCAAGTGAGTCTGACCCTGTTTGAGTGGTAGTAGTTATTGTAGAGATGTTTTGTGGGCTGGTCTTAAGCATGCTCTTCGTGGTTGGTACGTGAGCGTGGTTTAGCTGGTACGAAGAGTTCTTTGCTACAACAGTAAGGGCAGGTATAGTTACTGTGCCTCCTTGTGGATCTGATGCTGTAGTGCTTTGAGTAGTGAGCATGTTGGCAATATCAGAGGCTAGATGAGCTTTATGGTCAGGATGGTATGAAGTGTCCGTTACAGGAAAGCATCCAGGAACCCAGTTAGTGATCTGGGTAGAAGTTGTCTGGTGAATCTGAAGCTTTAAAGCTCCTCTGCCTAGAGGATCCTTGTTATCTACAACGGTAGCAGAATAGATTCCAGGCATGCGTAGACGACCCTGAGGGTCAAACCCATACTCGGTCTCTATCATTTTACCGAACCTTTCTTCTTCTTAGATTTATATTGTACCTTAAGTTTTGCTACGCTTGCTTTAGGAGGAGCAATAACCAAGGTTGATTTTGGCACAGTAGGTACCCCTACAGGAGAAGGAGTATTGACTGCCGTAGATGGGGTAGTTCCAGTATTAAGATCAAATGAATTTGCATTAGGAGATGTCTGCGCATTAACAATCACCACATCTTGTTGAACAAGAGCCTGGCCTGAAAGCTCTGCTTGAACATCCCTAGTTCTAGAAAAGGCAGAGGCATTTGGGTTTGTATCCCCAAGCAAATCCGTTCCAACCTCAAGCATCACCATGTAGTTAGCTGGCGAACCACCAAACACGTGAACGGCAGAAAGAATGGTCCAGTATCCCGACATGCCGTTTGGCAGCCCATCAAGATAGATAGGGTCGTATGGTCGTAGATCAGGAGTGCCTACAACCGTAACGCTAGCCCTGTGCTGCCACTTGTGGTTTTCAGAGTAGCCGTCAGCAATCTGCTTGGATTCAGCTAAGCTGTTTGAAGAGTCTTGTACATGATGTTTTTTAAAGATAGCTTGTGCAGCAGTAGATGCATCATTAGAAAAGTTAGTCATTTGAGGAAGTACCCCGGAGATGGTGTGACAACTCCCTTTGTTCCCTTTTTAGAAGGAGTATAGGCGTGCTTGGTTTTGATAACCGTGCCTGTGTTTTTGTTTACTCCGGTAATAACTCGGTCAACACGGACGCCAGCCTCAGGGGCTTGGTCTGAAATATGCGGCTCAAAATGAGTTATTGTTCCAAGAGCACGAACAGCAGGCACTACTACTCCGCCTACCTCATTAGATACATAAATAAAATAAGCAGCAGAGTTTTTTAACGACTGGTAGATCTTATCTTTAGACATGTAGAACAGAGTCGTGTTCTCTGCTCTGAGGGCAAACCCGCTTTGCTTAGCAAGCCTGCGAAGAACTTGCCAGTCACTTTGACCTGCCTGTACAACAGTATCTCTTACTCGTGGATCACGCTGAGTAACGGCGGTAAAGCCGTGCTTTGCACAGATTCGGGTAACTACCTGATCTGAAGTTAAGTTCTTATAGATAGATTGATCTGTATCTTTAAACACCCAGCTAGCCCCAATACATACCACGTCAGTGTTTCCGCCCTGCATGCCGTTGTTCTGATAGGCGTGGTTTATATAGCCATACCAAGTAGTCTTACTTTTATCACCGCCAGTGATAGTAAAGATAACAGGATCTCCTCCAGCAAGGGCACTTCTTTTAAGAAGTGGGGTGCCTTTAAAATGGAGAACTAACCTATCGTGGGACTCCATGTCTTGATGTAGCTCAGCGCCGACCAAGATAAGGTCCATATCAGGAGCCTTAGGAAAGGCTACTGTAAAAGAACTTCCTGCCGTATCCGCTATCCAGGCAAAAGTTTTAAAGGTATTAACAAGATTAGTTTCCATAAGGGATCCTAATTACAGTTCCAGGAACAATATCAAATGGATCTAATATCTCCGGGTTAATGTCTGTGATTTCCCACCAAAACTTAGTACCAATATTAAACCTGTTAGCAACCAAGGAAAGCTCATCTGACGCTTTCCATACGTAAGTAATATACTTGATATTTATTCCAGAGGGAAAAGACCTGTACACAGAGATCTTAGGCTCATTTGTTACAGGATCAATAGTCTGAGATAGCGGTCCGTCGTAGTACCTAGATACGCGTTCTATCATAGTGTGCCTCCAGTAGGCTTACCAGTACCTGTAGTGTTTGAAGTGGTTGTAGAGGTCAAGCTAGAAGCAAGACCGCCTTTAGCACTATATAGGTCATTAAAGCTGGTTCCTGCTGCTTTATCTGTCCATACTGCAGGGTAACGATTAAAGGATATATCTACTACGCTGAACATAGGAATCATGTCAAGGGTAAATACTCTATGGTATACGGTGATAGATGCTACCGATCCAAAGTAACGTAGATTATCGTTTAGATATAGCCAGCAAGGGGTAGCCGTTGTATAGCCAAAGTCTGAGGTTGGTCCCTTATAAGAATTACCAAACAACAAAGAGTTCTCAATAGGATCGCCATTTATAACACGATAAAGGTATTCAATATCGTATTCAGTACCTCTTTTTAAAATGCCCTGAATAGCATTGTTGCTAATCTCATACCCGTATTGTTTTGTTAAAGAAGGTAGATTTGCCGGTCCTTTAGGAGTTGAATAGTCTCTTAAGTACTGCATATCAGGAATACGATTAAAGTACAGTTCAATATTTACTTGCTGGTTTCCTGCTAGCAAGTTTGCAGGATCCTTAGATCCCAAGGTAAAATCAATTTGATTATTAGAAGATGTACTGTACTGGATAGCCGTTGGATTGTACATAAACCTAAAGCCCCAAAGCTTACTTCCTGTATTTCCAGCAGTCCCCAAAGCAAGGTTATCTGGGTTTGTATTTAAAGAAGCAGCGGTATTTACGTCCTGTATAAGCCTGCCAAGACCTTGAGTTCTTGGGCTTTCTCCCGTATACCCAATAAGCATATTTCCAATAGGGCTGGTGTAGTTTGGGCTGTAGAATGCGGCAGGGTCGCTAATTATAGGGGCCCCAGCAGCAGCAGATTGATCTGCGTATGTAATCATTCTTTGACCAAATGAAATATCTCTTGCATCAATGTGTGGAGGAGGATTGTATCTTTCCTCGTCAGTAGGTGCTACTGTAGGGGTGTAATCTCCCCCCGCATTTGTTGATGTGGTCCCTGCCCCACAGTTAGCTAGCACAGCTAATCTAGCTTTTGAATACCATGCTGTTAGCTTTGGCCCATAGTTGGTGCTTCCGCCTTTTGTGCTTTCTACCCTGGCCTCAGTAAAGGTATCTAGCTGTTTAATAGATGTGCCGTTTAAATTAGAGGCATAAACAATAACTTTATATTTACCACTATATGCAGTAGCGCCGGCACTGCCTGCAGGAATGCCCTGGATATAAAAACCTAACCAAGAAGGAGCATTAAGACCGGTAGCAAGCCCACAAAAATCATAGATCGCAGGGCCAATAAGAGGCCAACCACCAATAGTGATTGTTCCTGTTAGTTTTAATCTAAGAGCATCTGGCTCAGCGGGGGTAATTCTTCTATCACTTACGTTAAAATAAGGTACGGTTGTATCTGCAGCTGACGGAATCTGTGTAGCACTGTTAGTATCTAACCAGCCTGTGTTGTTAGAAGCGTTGTAATTATTAATGATCTTACCGCTAAAAGTAACGCCCGGGTTCATAGTGAACCCAGCAGCTTTTGGAGAGACAGATAGTTTAAAAGTATCTCCATTGTTGTTTATAGGGCACATGTAGGTATACTTTGCAACAAGAGGATCAACATACGTTTTTACTGCTGGGTTGCCAGGATTTATCTTTCCAATGTAATTATATGCAGGTTTTCCTACACCAGTATCACCATAGCTTCCATTAGGCCATAGCTCTCCACTAACCGCGCAAGTAATTGTGAAGTTGTCCACAATGTTTAAGTTTCCTAAAACTGTGCCTGTAGTGCCGCTATTAATCATGATGTCTGTAATGTTTGTCTGACCGTGATCTTTAGAACCTAACCAGTATACGGTTGGGTTTTGCGGTACACCGCTAGTTGGAGTAAAGGTTCCTGCACCGTATGGGGCTGCAGAGGTGTCCTTAACAACCATATAAAATCTAACATTGTACACAACTGAAAAGTCAGGCTCAATTGTAGTTGTGTGTTGGGTTTGATTTAACGTGTTTCCTGTTCTATAAACTCCGTTATTTTCTAAAAAATCGCCAACAAGGTTAGGCCATAGCTCAGTATTCTCATAGCTTTGTGCGGCTGAATCAGTGATGTCTTCAGCAAGGGCGGCCTTATTCCAGTCAATGTATGACGATACAGTATATACATACTCATATGTAAGACTCATTATAATCCACTTCCAATACTACTTAATGCATAAGGGCTCTTAGATAGTTCTGCCTTTAACCTGTTAGCAACTACATGCACAAGACGTTCAGTCTCAGGAACTGAAGCGTTTTGAATAGTAACAGACATGCTTAGGTTAATATTAGCAGACGAAGACCCAGAGCTGCTCAAAGATCCAAGGTTAACCGTAGAGGCTGGGCTTCCACGACCTACAGTCCCTACGTTCATTCCATTGCTAGGCCCACCATAACCTGGAATATGTGTACCCCACGGTGAGTGATCCACAGCCTTTAGTACAGAAGCTGTGTCATCTCCCTTTGTAAGAGCAGATAGGATAGCTCCGTATCTTCCATTTTTAAGAGTTTGAATTGTAGCTGTGTATCCTTGATCCCAGTTAAGGTAAGACTTAACGCCTTCCTTGTTCATATTGGTAGCGCCATTGGCTGGTTGGGTTGTATTAAGTGGGTTGTAGTGAGCTGAGTTGTGCCACTGCCCGCCTTCCCAAGCAGCCCAAGTTGTGAGGGCAGCAATGTTCTGCTTAGTAAGCGGCTTTCCAAGCTTAGTAAGCAAGGTCTTAGCCCACTGCTGTGAGCTTCCTGTTCCTAGAATAACTCCAGGAGTAACAGATGTTTTACCCTTAACAAAGGAAAGGGCTTTTCCATTGCCAAGGTTGTGAGCAACAGTGTTTCCAAACATATTGATAGCAGAGCTACTAGAAGAACTTCCTAGTGAAGCAATGCTTGATGTTATATCTGAGCTGGACAACCCATTTAGATCTCCCACAAGAGCCGCATAGCTTGAGCCCTTATTAGTAATATAGTTAGAGTGTCCGGCTTTTGATGAGGATTGGTTAGCTGAGGTAGTTTGGGAGGTGGCGTTTGTGGCTGTGCCTGCACCCATAACATACTGAGTACTGTTTACTTTCTTACCGTTTTGTAATACTTCAAAGTGAAGGTGAGGTCCGGTAGAGTGTCCGGTAGATCCAGACTTAGCAATAACATCTCCAGCCGTTACTTTTTGCCCACGGGTAGTTGAGATGCTTTGTAGGTGAGCGTAGCGGGTTGCTGTACCATCATTGTGAGTTACCTGAACCCAGTTACCGTAGCCATTAGCTTCGTTTCCAATAATAGATACAACACCGTCTTTAAAAGACTTAATAGGAGTACCTAAATTAACACCGAAGTCTGTTCCTGGATGTCCGTTATGTCCGTATTGTTGTGTAATAGGTGTGCCTTGAGGAACAGGAAGAATACCGTTAGTGGAGGATGGTGCTGGGCCGCCTGTACCAAACCCACCATAGTTACGAGGCCCACCCACTGCAACGACATCCTCTGCTACAGGTAATGCATCTGCTTCAAGCCACCCACCAATACGAGAAAGGATGCTCTTTCCAGCAGTACGAAGTGCGGCGCTTCCACCGGCTTTTTCTAAAAGTTTTGGAGCATATTTACCTACTGCTTTATAAGCAAGGTAGTCTTTACCAATACTTGCTGCTGTACTTCCTAGGCTGCTTATTGTGCTGCCAACCCCGCCCGTATTAGGGAAGGTTTGTAGCGCTCCTTTGAGCGTCATAAAGGCTTCAGTAACAGGGCCAAGAACATTAAGTAGGTCAGCAAACCCGCTTGTTAGATCGGCATTAGTCCTTTGAGCAACGTTATACCCGCCCACAAGGCCTTGCTCTGTAGATTGAAGTATCTTAGCCTGCGCAGAAGCTGCGCGGAAGTTAGAACGAATAGGGCTGCTCTGATCTACACCCATAAGGTTAAGCATTTGGTTTGGATCTTTACTCTTCATAGCGCTGCTAAATGCAGAGGCAGAAGAGGCAGAAGCTCTGGCTACAATACCAGATTGAATCAAAGCAATAAGATTAGGATCGCCATTTGCGATCGTTGAGATATCAGCATAGCCTTTACTGCTGGTATTGTATACCGTAGCGGCTTGCTCTTTAGTGATCTTACGGCCACCGTACATGAAGTTATAGACCTGATTAATAATCTGGTCCATAGGCTTTAGGTTGCCCTTAGAGTCACGAATGTTTACGCCCATGCGTAAGAAGTTCATGCCGTTCATTGCGCCAGCAGCACCCGCGGCCTGCTGGTTTGACATGCCAGACATAGCGCTCATGCCAGCAAGCTGACCCATAATAGTCTGAGAGCTTGCAGAGTTGGCAGAGTATCCGCTGTAGAACAAAGCTTGAGCAGCTAACGTGCCGCCCATAGCGCTTGTAGCTCCGCCACCAATAGCAGCGTTAGATTGTGTGATTGCTTGGCGAGAAGACATGCCGCTAAGTCCAGCAAAGGAATCAGCCGCAATTCTTTGTGTGACAGCTGCCATAGTGCTCGGTGTTGCGTTATACGCAAACCATCCAGCAAACATAGCTGCGCCGGCTACTGCTTGTCCTTTAGTAACTGAGGCTAAACCAAGGCGGCCTGAGCCAGGCTTATCTTTAGCCATGCCCTTTGTAGCGTTCTCTGTTTCTTTAAGGGTGTCTAACCACTTCTTAGAGATAACGTCTACATACTTCTCGACCTCTTTGAACAGGCGAAGCATCTCTTTGGGGAAATCCTCAAAGAGAGCCTTGCCATTAACACTAGGTAGTTTTGCCCCATCAGAGGAGATACCTAAATTGTCGCTCAGTTAAATCACCGCCTTGGTCTATTCCTAAACTTTTCTAACCACATAAGTCGTTCTCTATTATTTAGAGAACGTATATCTTCTAAAGTCCACCCTGGAAAACCTATTGAGATGTACTCATAGGCTTCCATCAAGAGTGGGTAGTCAATCTCGTTTTTAAAACAAGCCCGCTAAAGTTAGCGGAAGCGGTACCTCCGTGCCGCAAGACTGACATTCTTTCTTGATATCTCCGAGTTGTGGTCCAGGATTTCGACTTGTGATCTCACTGAGCAAAGCCCTACGGTCCTTAAGACCTAGGTTTCTAACTACGGCTGGGTCAATGACCTCTACGCCGTTAATAGACTTAACACAGTTCTTTAGCAGAATTGTATCCAATTCAGCTGAGGTTTTGTCAGTAGAGTTAATCATTTCTTTTTGAGTGGTTCCTGTAGGAAGTACTACGGACACCTCTCCGATATTGCACTTTACCGTGAACTGACGGTCACCTTCAAGTGCCTTTACCTTTACATCCTTGTCCAGATCAATATCAAAGACCTGCTCAAGACCGCATGATCCACACGCGGCTGGGCCGACCTGCACCTCTGAACCAAAAGTTATCTTACGGATAGCCAAGAGAATCATCTCTCGGTCTCCAGCGTAGAGGGCGTCTAAGAGATCCTTAGTAGCCGGCTCATCGCCAATCTTAACTGTGGCCCTATCTAAGATAGTTAATAGAGCCTTGCCGATATTGCCCACCTTTGCAACAGCTTCCTCATCAGCACCTGTAAGCTCACGAACCTCGGCAGTGGAGATAAGTCCACTGAAAGGATCATAGAGCCCACCAGGTAATGCAACCTCTGGAGAAGGAGGCAACTTTATTTCCGGCTTTACGGCCGCAACAGTTGCCTCCTGCTCAGACATTGCTTTCTGCGCAAGCTTGTTCATTAGCGCAGGATCTTGTTCCGCAGTTATAGTCGTTGTATTAGTCATATTGTTTTCCTTATATGTTAGTTATTAGCCGTTATAGATTGCTGGGGCTGTTCCTGCTAATGTGTAGTTAGTTGCGTACGATACGTCCCAACCTTCATGGACGATTGTCATCTCTTCAACCATGAGGCTGTTTGAACCAGCATCTAGGCCAGAGTATGACAAGCTTGTGATCCATGCACGGTAGATACGGAATCGTAGCGAGGTGTGCTGATCAACAGGTGTAGGTGCAACTGTACCTGTTGCAGCACCGTTTAGGTTAATTGTCTGTCCAGTTGTAGCCTGTGGGTTTGGATGGCTAAGAACCTGGATATCAATGTTGCAACGGAATCCTCCGCCTACGCCAGAAGCAGCACCTGTAGAGGTAGGTGTTCCTGTAGTAAGAACTGAGAATAGTCGCTTCATCCAAAGAGCGTTGTCGCCTTGTCCCAACATGACACCCTTAGAGAGGGTGATTGGGGTGAAAGCAGACTGTCCTGGAATCTGGTGGACGTTGGTGTTATATCCACCTTCACGGTAAGCAATAGCTTCTGTAGCTACGCTTAGACCGGAAACAGATACAAACCCCATCTTTCCAAAGTTTGTTCCATAAGTAGCGACATCTGAACCGCTCTCTGTAGGAGTAAAGGTTACTAAGAACTTAAAGTTACGTACTGGATCAGTAAGTAAGCTGCTAAGTGAATTAGTTACTGGTGTTGTCATTTTTATCTATCTCCTTACGCCGAGGCGCTTCCGGTTAGCTGTGACAAGGTGATCACAACGAACTCTGCTGGGTATTGTAGGGCAACTCCAATTTGGATATTAACAATACCGGCTTGGATATCGCTAAAGCTTGTTGTTGTTGCATCACACTTAACGTAGTAGGCCTGTGAAGGAGAGCTACCGCGTAGTCCTCCGCTGTTCCAGTAGTTAAATAGGAACGAACCTAAAACGGTCTGTAGCTTGTTCCATAGAATGGAATCATTGTTCTCAAATACAGCGAACTGAGAAAGGTTGTTCATCTGCTTTTCGATGTAGATAAGAGAACGACGGATGTTGATATAACGGTTATTTGGGCTACCGTCCAAAGTACGTCCACCCATGATTACAATTCCTGCACCAGGTGCCTGACGAATTGTGTTAACAGGGTCAATAGAGGTGTTCAAAGCATCAAGCTCAGCGTTGGTAAAGCTATGCTCTGTAGAGACTGCAAGAGCAATCTTGTTGAGCAAACCAGCTGGAGTCTTTGCTGGACCACGTGAAGCATCTGTTGCTAGATATTGTCCAACAACTGCAGCTCCTGGAGCCTGAAGACGGGTTGCACCCTGGATCTTAGTTGGATCTGGGATGTTAATCCATGGCCAGTAAGCAGCCGCAATGTTGCCTGAAGTAGCGCCTGCAGCCAAGAGAGCTGTAGATGTAACGGCACCCTGTGCCAAAGCAGCGTTTGCAATCTGGGAAGGTGTGTCAACCACTACAAAGCAGTCGGTACGTCCTGCAGCGTAGATCATTGCGTCTGCGTGCATCTGATAGGTGTCAGCTGCCAAGGTGCGATATGGAGCATCTGCTGCATATAGAACCAGCGCGTTGTTAACGCTATCAAAGTTAGACCAACCATTCTTGTAGTCTAGAACTACCGGTGTTGTACCGTCTAGGCCACCAGAGAAGCTTGTAGCTGTGGTTGCTGATGTAGTAGGCGCATAGATAGCTGTTCCATTAGTTACTGTGTTGTTTGATGCCAAAGCTGCAGTAACGATTGATGAGTAAGAGTTGATTACTGCAATGAAGTAGTTGCTATCTGAAGCAGTCATGCTTAAGTCAGAGTAACGCTCTACTGTAGAAGTAGAAGACTGTCCGTTTTGTACTACTGTGTAGAAAATGGATAGGTTAAAGCGACCTGTTGAACCAGATGGGCTAGCCAAAACAGAATAGCTGCTTGACCAAGTTCCTTCATTCTTTGCTGTCAAAACGATAGCGTTGTTTGAAGGTGTGGTTGTTACAACTGTCGCTGTACCTGAAGCTGAAGATACTGAGCGATCTGTTGTTGCGCTTGTAACTGTGAACTGGCTGCTAGATGCAGTAGCAATAGCAACACCTGTCAAGTTAAAGGCTGAGCTGTAAGTACCTGTAGCTGTTGAGCTTGAACCAGTAGCTGTGCTTGTAACTGTAAAGCTTGTGTTAGTTACAACACCTGTGATGGTGTATGTACCGTTAAAGCCTGAGGTTGTAGCACCAGTAATGGTGATTGACTGGCCGCTTGAAAGACCAGTTGTTGAAGCTGTAGCGTATGTAACAGCTGTACCTGTTGCAGTAATGCCAGTAATTGTTACTGAACCGTTAAGCCCTGTAACAGATACTGTCTGGCCTGCTGAGTAGGTGTTGGTAGCTGTGTAAGTGATTGTTCCAGCAGATGCTGCTGCTGCGGTAACAGTAGCGGTTGTTGTGGTAGAAGTACCAGAACCGTCTGTAAGTGTTACTGCGCCTTTAGCTGCTGTAGAACTGACTACACGGTTTACATACAACGATGTGCCATGGTTGGCAAAGAAGTTGTATACAGCCCATGTAGCTGGGTAAGAGTCATTAAGTCCACCAAATGTCTTTGTGAACTGTGTCCATGTGGTTACAAGAGTTGGGACTCCTGCAGGACCTGAAGGGAACGTTCCAGAAAAACCACCGATAGCGGTTGCTGTGTCAACCACAGAAACCGATTGCTGCAATGGTACTTCTTGGATATAGACTCCTGGGCGATTGTATGTTGCCATTAGGGGTTACTCCTTAGTTAGTTTGTTTTCTTTAAGTTGCGGTGTTATTTCTAGATCGTAAACGGAATTGACTGGAATGTCGTAGTGATGTTAGGTGCGTGTGTTACTTGGTAAGCTTGTACTAGCTGATCTACAAGTAGCTCAGAGCTAATACGTATATTATAGACGTTACTGAACAGGCGTTTCTCCGATTCAATAAAGTCCCTTTTTGAGAACCCCAGGACATCCACCCTACGGTTGGTACCGTCTTGGGGGATGGGAAGTTGCCCAAACCTTAATGGTAGTCTACCAGGACTAAAGAGGGCCGCAATCAACTGGCGGTCATGTCGTGGTTGACGGGCCCAGGTAGATACCTGATAGATCAGATCTACTGGGATAGGGTAGTTAATTCTATTAATGTTAGTAGTATCTACTCCCTCAGGGGTGTAGGTCAAAGGAACGTATCCACGATGAGCACGTGTTGGGTCCTCAGAAACCCCCACGAGATCAATAGTTATATATGGGTAGGACTGCTGACGGATTTCCTTATCAGGCTGTCCATAGTAAACCCCTACAGGCCGTGCCGAATTTCCGCTATCAGCAACAGTAATTCCTGTAAGCAGAGTCTTAAGCGCTGCGTCTTCATTTAAAAGAAATGGCATTAGATCATTCCCATCGCAAAAGTACTTAAGGCAGGAGAAAGCTGCTCGCTTGGAGTCCCGTAGTTAAGCTTGCGCATCTGATCCTCAAGCTCTTTAGGCATAGCGATAGTAGGCCCCCCATTTACATAGACGACCTCGAGTTGATTTACAAAGTGATCTGGCCAGCCAAATGATGCGGCGTGGCTGCGTAGAAGCTGCGTAAACATACCTAATGCGCTTACTTCACCGAAAACTAATACGGCTTTAAGGTAATCCTCTATAGTGAATTTATCAGCCATTTTTAGGAAGTTTCTTCGAGAGTACATATCCAGTAGCAATTAAAAGAGCCGCTTTATTAAAACCCTTATGCTTTTTCTCTGGAAGCAAGTTGCATACTCCGCGAATAAACTCCACTTTATCGGCGTCGGTCTCATACCGATTCATCCGATCATATAGACTAATCATAATTCCTCCATAGGAAGACGCAAGGTAAAGCAGCAGGGTTCCGGATAAATCCGGCGTCAAGGTCAAGGATAAAGGAAAAGCCCCCTTGTGGGGGGCTTAACTATTACTTCTTTTTAGCTGGTGCCTTCTTAGTCGTCTTCTTGACCTTCTTGGCTAGCTTGGCATCATTCTTTTCATCCTGAGCCTCAAACTTCTTCTTCTGAGCTGGGGTCATACCCTTCTCAAACTTTGAATCTTTATGAGCCATTTACTTGCCCTTCTTAGTAGTAGGCTTACCAGCCTTCTTCTTGCAGGCGCCCTTGCAGTTAGGCTTTGAACAGCCGCATCCACATGCTTTGCACATATTAATCACCACTTCCCTTTTTACTATGGTATTTTTTGGTTGCTTTAACGCCGGCACCGATGGTGACGGCTCCGGCAAGCTTGGTTAGGTCATAGGTCTTACCACCTGGGTGGTGGACTTTTACGTCTTTGCCGTGCTTGTCTACAATGTGTGTCTTACCGTCTGCCTTAAACTTGGCAGCGGCTTTCTTCTTTTCTACCGCCTTTGGGCGTGCTTTACTTTTTGGCACCCTTTACCTTCTTCAAATTAGGATTCTTAGCCTTCGCCTTAGCCGAAGCCTTGCGAGAGGATGAAGCTAGTATAGCGCCGGCTGCCTCCTTGGAGACACCTTCTTTTGCTGCAATTTTATTCTGTGCGGCCTTAAAGCCTGGGTGTTCTTTTGCCATCTCTATTCCTATCCTACGTTATAGATTGTTAAGTTAGCTGACGGGGAAGCTGGACGGGTTGGGTTTGTACCCGCTGCTGTAGCAAGAAGGGACATTCCTGATGCGCCAGACCACCAGTGAAATTGAATGTAGTCATTTGGCAGCACAGAAATAGGAGATTCAATGTTTGCTAAAACCTGTGAGCCCTGCGCACTGGCTGTGGTAAAGGTAAAAGCAGAGGCCGGAACTTGAACGCCGTTTTTAGAGAACCAAGTTGTGATGTGATAATCACTTGTACCGCCAGTAAAGTTAAACTGACCTAAAAAGTTAAGGTTGTATGTTCCTGGGTTTGCAAAAACAATCTTACTTTTATCCGATGAGTTAAGGGTCATGCCCTTGCTTATATTGGTTGTGTCCCAAGTAATAAGGTTATCTGTGGTGGTTCCTCCGCTAGTTTGGCTTGTGCTTAAAGCAAAGTTGCCGTAGTAAAGAATGGCTGCGGGAACTACAGGGCTGTTTACACGGATGCTCACTTTAATACCGCCAGTACAGATACGCTGGATGAAGCAGATGAAATTGCATAAACTGGCTCATTAACACTTAGGTTGTCAATAGAGACAGAAGTTCCTGGCAATAAGGTAAGCCCGTATGAAGACGAGGTTACTGAAGAAGAACCAATATACACTGTAGCTACAAGGTCTACATTTTGAATGTTAATGGACATGCTATTCCATGTAGGATAGTTTTCTCCATTAACTGTTACTGTTGGATCTGAAGGGGTAACAGAGACGGCGGTTGAGCTATTTAAAGCTACAACGCTGTGTGATAGTGACATAGGGTTTCCTTACGCTGTTGTTGGGTCAAAAGCACTGTAGTTGGCGTAATGCTGGAATTGACTGTCGTTGACAAGCTCTTCCGCATTTACCTGGTTACATTGTACACGCAAAAGGGTGTAATTGTTTTGAATAATGCCCTCTGGAAGTACCCGAACAGGGGTAAAAACTTCGTTCCTAAATACAATACGATCCCGTAGGTAGGCATCTGGGTTGATTTCTACGTTGCCTAGCTCTGGGATATTGTTGTAGTTGGCACCATAGAAGTTGAGCTTACTCTCAATAACGTCGACATTTATGACGATAGTTAGCTGGTCAGCGTTATAAAAACCGCGGTCACTCTGGATGGTTACACCCTGCTCTAGGTGGGCATTGATTACCGGAATAGTAAGAGGGTTCTTCCATACACGTCCTGTGCCTGAGTCGCTACCTACATCGTAGATAGGGTCTACTACGGTATTGACGGAGTCAAACTGCCACCATTCTATGGTGGTTCCTACAGTCTTTACAAGCTCAACTGTAGAGCCTGAGATGATAGATGCATGCTCAGACTGGATGCTAAAACGCCCTTGTCGGTTCTCTCCGCGCATAGGAGCTCCTTAGATCTGGTTAGGTAGTGCAAATGTGTTGCTAGCCTCATCATAGTACGACCCGACCAATACAGACGCGACACCTTCTGTGTCAATCTTATCGGTAATGTCTATAGCTTTAGGCTCACTCAAAAAGATAGCTGCTAGACGATCGTCGGTATGTAGGATGTCTACAACCTCATTGTCTAGGACAAAAGCAATCTTTCTTCCTGTCATTGGTTGATTATCCATTTGTTTCTCCCTGATCCTCTAGGTATGATACTCGTACTTGCTCCCACTTGTGTAGTGGGCAAAACGCATTAGGCAACTTTACCTTTGCTGACATAAAGCATCCGCATTCCTTACAGTTTCCTGTAGGAAGCAGCTCTGGGCAAGCCTTACAGATTGCAAAGCGTTCCGCTGCAACATCTGTCTGTACACGGCCTAGATTTTTGTTGAATAGGTCCCAAGGCCTAGCCGGCCTATCGTATGGTGTGCTCATATTAGAATCCTTGTGCTGAGAAGTTATCTACTGTAGTCCCTTGTGCATTAGGACTATATGCCTTAACTATACCATAACTTGTGCCGGCAACTCCGGTTGAGTTAGTTCCTGAGATAGCGGTCAAATAGTTGTAGCTTGCATCATAAGCTGTGGCGGTATACGAGGTAATTGAGTTGGCAACGCTTACCCGTATAGATTTAACTTCAGCAGTAGTTGAGGTAGTGTTTAAGATGCTGTATACCTGACTTCCAGCAGCTGAGTAGATTGTTTGAAGGTAATAGTTAGTAGTTGTGCTTGTACAGGTTTGGCAACTGGTAGCGTTTCCACCACCAGAAGAGTTAGACGGGCAGCCACAGTTTGGGTATGTTCCAGTACCTGCTACAGAGGCATAAGGCCCGCTTGGGCAACCGCTAGGGTAGGT